TTATCTTTAGAAGTTCAGAGTTTATTTACTGGACAGATCATATCTCTGCTGGTTCTAATTGGGGTACAGATACAACAACAACGTATACTTCAGTTGTTCCAATTACAATCGACACACTAACAGGTGGAACAGATGATTATTCTGTAACTGCTGGTGAACTTGAACTTGCATATGATAAATTTGCAGATACAGAGAGTGTAGATGTTAATTTGGTTATGGGTGGGCCTAGTTCTGGTGTTGCAGATACTAAAGCTGCTCAAGATACACACGTTACGATGATTACTTCTCTTGTAGAAGGTAGAAAAGATTGTGTAGGATTTGTTTCACCATATCGTAGTGCTACGGTTGGAGTTACAACTTCTTCCCAACAAGCATCAAATGTTCAAATTGCAGCTGATCTTTGTCCTTCTTCCTCTTACATGGTGTTTGACAGTGGGTACAAATATATGTACGATAAGTATGCTGATGTATATCGGTATGTACCTCTAAATGGTGATATAGCAGGTCTTTGTGCTCATACAGACGGAGTTCGTGATCCTTGGTTCTCACCAGCTGGATTTAATCGTGGAAACATAAGAGGGGCAATTAAACTTTCCTTTAATCCAACAAAGGGTGAAAGGGATAGATTGTATCGAGCAAGAGTTAATCCAGTGGTTAACTTTCCGGGCCAAGGTGTGGTTCTCTTTGGAGACAAAACTGCACTATCGAAGCCAAGTGCTTTTGACCGTATTAACGTAAGACGGTTGTTCTTGGTTCTGGAAAAAGCAATCGCAACAGCTGCTAAGTTTCAACTCTTTGAATTTAACGATGAGTTTACACGGGCCCAGTTCCGTAACTTGATAGAACCTTTCTTGAGAGATGTTCAAGGGAGAAGGGGTATTACAGACTTTAAGGTGGTCGCAGACGGTACTAATAATACCGGCGAAGTCATTGATCGAAACGAGTTTATTGGAGATATTTACATTAAACCTGCTAGGTCTATTAACTTCATAACCCTAAACTTCATAGCAACTCGTACAGGGGTTGCCTTTAGTGAGGTAGGAGGTTAATCATGGCACAGATAGATGATTTCAAAGCTAATCTAATCGGTGGTGGTGCTCGTGCCAATCAGTACAGAGTTACAATAACACCACCTCCAGGCATTGCAATTGGATTAGATGTTCGTAGAACCTCTTTTCTTATAACTGCTTCTAATTTGCCTGCTTCAACTTTGGGTGAAATTGCTGTACCATTTCGTGGTAGAACAATTTATGTTTCTGGTGATCGTCCAGCTCCTGAGACTTGGACAACTACATTCATGAATGATACAGATTTCATGATACGAAATGCGATGGAAAGATGGCAAAACGGTATCAATGATTATGCTGCAAATACAGGGGTTATTTCTCCTGCTGATTATCAGACAGACTTGACCGTTGAACAACTAGACAGGGATGATACTGTACTAAAAAGTTATATTTTCAGAGGTTCATATCCATTGACAGTTGGTGCAATCGAACTATCTAATGCAGAAGCTACAGAAATTGAAACATTTGAGGTAACTTGGAGATACCAGCACTTTGAGCCTAGTGGCGTTAGCTTCTAATTTTAACCTACTAAATAATACAAGGTAGGAGATATTATGGCTGAACTTTTCGGGTTCCGTATAGAAAGACCAAAAAAGGCAGAGGGGAGTGTACCATCGTTCACTTCCCCATCGCCTGATGACGGTACTATTGATATTGCCGGTGGTGGCTTTTTCGGACAAATTTTAGATCAAGATGGTAGAGAACGTACTGAATTAGATTTAATTCGGCGATATCGTGATATTGCGCAACAACCAGAGTGTGATATGGCAGTTGAAGATATTGTAAATGAAGGAATTGTATCTAATGAAGATGATTTGCCTATTCAAATAACATTAGATAGAGTACCTTTCACAGATAAAATTAAACGTAGAATAAGAAACGAATTTGAAGAGATTATGAGACTTCTTCATTTTGAAACTAAAGGCCATGATATTTTTAGGCGGTGGTATGTAGATGGTAGAATATTTTTTCATAAAATTATTGATACTAAAAATCCAAAACAAGGTATTATAGAACTCAGATATATTGACCCTACAAAAATTAAAAAGGTAAGACAAGTTAAAAAAGAAAAAGACCAAAAAACTGGTGTAGATATGGTAGAGAAAACCGAAGAATATTTTATCTACAATGAAAAGGGTCTTGCTTCTGCTGGTACTACAGGGTCTTCTTCTGGTTTAAAAATAGCTGCAGATGCTATTTCATATATTCCATCTGGTTTAATAGATGGAAATTCTGGTAGAGTTTTATCTTATCTAAACAAAGCAATTAAGCCTGTGAATCAATTAAGGATGATTGAAGATGCATTGGTCATTTATCGCATTTCTCGTGCTCCAGAGCGCAGAATTTTTTACATTGATGTTGGTAACTTACCTAAAATAAAAGCAGAACAATATCTCAAAGATGTTATGAATCGTTATCGTAACAAACTTGTGTATGATGCAAGTACTGGTGAAATACGTGATGACAGAAATCACATGAGTATGTTGGAAGATTTCTGGCTCCCACGGCGAGAAGGTGGTAGAGGCACAGAAATTACAACATTGCCCGGCGGATCAAATCTTGGAGAGATTGATGATATAGTTTATTTTCAGAAGAAACTTTATAAGTCTCTTAATGTTCCTATTTCAAGAATGGATAGTGAAAATGGATTTTCATTGGGTAGGTCTACAGAAATCACAAGAGATGAACTTAAATTTACCAAGTTTGTTCAACGTATTCGGAAAAAGTTTACTCCACTATTTACAGATATTCTTAAAACACAATTATTGTTGAAAGGTGTTATAGCTCCAGAAGATTGGCCATTAATACAAGAACATATTCAATATGACTTTTTACAGGATGGTCATTTTGCAGAATTAAAAGACGCAGAACTTCTTGAAAGTAGAATACAAAGTCTAGAGAGTGTACAGTCTTACATTGGAACATTCTTTAGTAAAGAATATATTCTAAAGAAAGTATTGCGAATGAACGATGCCGATATTGATTTAATGCAAGACCAAATTCGTAGAGAAAGAGAACAAGATATTGAAGATGGGGGTATTTCTATACCAGATGGTGGGGATGGTATTACACGTTATCCACAAGATGCCGGTGGAGCTATAGTACCACCAGATGATATTGCAAAATTTAAAGGTGAAGTTCCACCAGAGGGTAGTGAAGAAAAACCAGAAGATGAACCACCAGAAGATTTTAATGATGATAAAAGTTTTTTGATTAAAAATGGACTGAAAGGAAAAAAATAATGAGTAGGGAATTTGTAGATGCGGTTGGAGATGGAAATAATATAGAAGCTGAAAAAGTTTTTAAAACAAATATGGCTTCTAAGGTTGGTGATTCTCTAGAAGTGAAACGTAAAGAATTATCAAATACTTTTGTTAAAACTATGTCGATGGAGACAGAGCCCAGAGAGGAATAATAATGAAGTTTGAAGGTTTATATGAGTCTATTCTAGAAAAGGATGAACATCGTAAATCTAAGGAGTATAAAAAATTATCTCCGAAGATGAAGGATGCTGTTGATACAATTTTTGCAAAAATGGACGCAAAGCCTTCAGATTTCCTAAATACTTTTGAAAAAAGTATCAAAGATACATCAAAAAAATTTAAAGTTTCCGAAAAGGAACTTTTAAAATATTTTGAAAGAGAAATGTTGTCAATATAGGAGTTGGGTATGGCATATCGTTTATTAAGACATATTGGAAAGATAGAACAAGCAGATAATGCAGCTGCACTTCTTGATTTGTTATATCTTTCGCCTGGGGCCTGTTATCGGGTAAGTGAGTTTGGTGGCCAAGATGGATTTTTCCTTATCACTAATGAAGGAACAACTGTAACTGCAACAAATGGTACTTATATTAAAGCAAGTTCTTCAGTTTTTGTTCTTCCAGATGTTAGACCAAAATCAGCAAGAGTAACATCTGCTACAAATGCTAGCCCTGGCGTGTTAACTTGTGAAGATGGCCATTCCTTTGAAGCAGGAGATAATATTTCTTTATTTAATGCAGCTGCTGGTTGGAATACTCTTATCACAACTGCCAATTGTGCTTCAGTAACAGCAACAACAATAACTACAGATAAAAATTCTACCTCTACTGGCGCTTTGTCAGCTACTATGACAACAACTGTTAGATCAAATTTTAGAATTTCACATATAAATGAAACTTCTGGTTCTAATTCTAAAATTTATGTTGAAGAAGTAGAACTTGATCGTGGAGGAAGTTAAAATGGACACAGTAAAATTAATCTCTGAAGCAGTCGAAGAAGTAGAGTATATCACCGAAGAAAAAGAAAACGGTGGAAAGAATTACAAGATTCGTGGTATCTTTATGCAAGCAGATATAAAGAACCGCAATGGACGTATATATCCAATGGAAGTACTTGATGAGGAAGTAAGAAAATATAACAAAAATTTTATTGAGCAAAAACGGGCATTCGGTGAATTAGGGCATCCAGATGGGCCAACGGTCAATCTGGAAAGGGTTTCTCATATGATTACATCATTAAAGCCTGACGGTAAAAATTTTATTGGTGAAGCTAAAATTATGGACACACCTATGGGTAAGATAGTTAAAAACTTAATGGATGAAGGTGCAAAACTAGGAGTGTCCTCTAGAGGTATGGGAAGTTTGAGACAAAAAG